GAATAGTCATGACCAAAGAAGAAAAAATTCTTTATTTATTCCAACTATCGGTTAAGACTCACACTGCATATCAGACTGCTGCCATGACATCAGATAAAAATTACAGTACGTCAGAAAACCCGATAGACGACATAAGCAAGCTTTACGATAAGTTCGAAGCACTACTCGATAAAAAGTTTGCTGAGGCTGGGCTTGAGTGATTGTTGAATAATCGACAAAACCCAACTTAAATTTTCGTCAGTGGGCTCGATGCCATGTGCGGTGAGCTCACTTTTCAAAACTCCAAGCAATTCAGAGCTGATTTTCAATATATCTGCTTGATTTCTAACTATTCCCACTTTTCCTCTCTTGGTCTACGCGCGGTCATGTTTTACGCCCAAACGACTTCACAGTTATTGTTTAAAATCTGGACTTTCATTTTGTTCTTTAACCTCCAGATTTCCGCGCATCTAAAGGCGCATTCTCATTTGGTGTGAACTGAATAGTTGTGCTGATATTGATTAATGCCCCGACACACAAGACTACGCACTCAGAGCAGATAGCAACTTCATCTTTTCCGCCTTTGGCGATGATTTTTTTTGCCTGCAGCTCGTTTGCGCCACAAAACGAGCATGTGAAATAACGGTTCATTTGCGCTCTCTTACACATAGTATTTAACGAATCATCCGGTCATTCATACGCCACCGGCGGCTACTTCGTGGGCGTCCTGCCTGTTCGTTTTTGACATTTACTGACTGCTTACGACACATGCACCGTGTTGCAACCAGATTTTGTTGTAATCCTGTAGTTGGTCTGGAACAAAAGATAAAATTAAATTGCGAGATATGCAAGTGATATTTGCGGGATATGCAAATTGATAGGTAATAAAAAGCCACCTTTCGGTGGCCGATGGAAGGATATTGAGGTTAATTATGTCTCTTAAGGGTTTGCGACTGACTGATTAAGACCTTTCCAAAGACCATGAATCGGTGTTCGTTTTCGCTAGTAATTCCCCATTCACGGTAAATCTGGTTATCAGAAATCACCAGCAGTTTGTCAGGAATCATTTGAAGTCTTTTAACGTATATTTTGTCATCAAAACCAAAGACATATATACCATCACCATCAAACTGATTGATGCTGACATCAACGAAGATGAGATCTCCTGGCTCAATGGTTGGACACATACTGTCCCCACGAACGTTGATAACTTTGATGTGATTGGCTGGTCGTCCGCCGAACATTGATACAGCATTATCAGTTCTGTATTCGATGGCATGAATCACATCAATGACATCACCGCCCTGGATAAGGCCATTTCCCGCACTGGCACTGATATCCAGCATTTCAATACGGAACACATCCTTCACCTGCGCAACATCCTCATCATTACTGTTTTTATATACAGTATTACTTTTGTGGGCAGAGGTAAAGAGATCAGCAATATCAACACCTAAGCTCTTGGCAATATTACTCAGTGTTTGTTCGGTAAATTGTTTTTGCTTACCCGTTTCTAAGCGCGAGATGTTCGCCGCATCTACTCCTATTGCTTCAGCGAGATCGGCGATTTTCATGTTCTTCGCTTGGCGAAGTTGTCTGACTCGGTTTCCTATGTTCATGCGTTTATTACATTTCTTTATTGCGTGATAAGCAAATCAACTTGCGCAAAATAATTGCGTGAAATAACATGCATAACGCGCAATATTTGGAGGGCGTATGCAATCACCATTACGAAATGTGCGTAAGGCGCATGGTTTCACTTTGCAGCATGTTGCTGCGGGTGTTCAAGTCAATCCAGCGACGTTGAGTCGTATTGAGAGGCTGGAGCAGATTCCATCTATCGAGCTTGCAGAACGTTTAGCCAATTTTTTTAAGGGTGAAGTCAGCGAAATGCAGATTCTTTATCCGGCACGTTTTCAATCTAGCCAAAACCAGAATGGGTTTAAACCACAGGAACAGGAGGTGAACCGTGGGTAAGCATCACTGGAAAGTAGAAAAACAGCCTGAGTGGTACGTGAAAGCTGTCAGAAAAACTATCGCAGCGTTGCCGGGGGGGTACGCTGAAGCTGCTGACTGGCTGGATGTAACAGAGCACGCATTATTTAACCGCCTTCGTGCCGATGGCGATCAGATTTTCCCGCTGGGATGGGCAATGATTTTGCAACGTGCTGGTGGAACTCACTTCATTGCTGACGCTGTGGCGCAGTCTGCAAATGGCGTCTTTGTGTCTCTTCCTGATGTCGAGGATGTGGACAACGCCGATATCAACCAACGCCTGCTGGAAGTCATTGAACAGATCGGCAGTTATTCAAAACAGATTCGTTCAGCAATCGAAGACGGTGTAGTGGAACCGCATGAGAAGACAGCAATTAACGATGAGCTGTACCTCTCAATTTCGAAGCTGCAGGAGCATGCAGCTCTGGTCTACAAAATCTTTTGCGTTTCAGAAAGTAGTGACGCCCGCGAGTGTGCAGCTCCGGGCGCCGTGGCGTGTCGTGACTGTGGAGAAACTAACGCATGAACAGTTTAACAACACACTACCGTCGCTCGCAACTGATTGCGCTTCCTGTACCGGGTGGAAAAGCGAAGGTGGAGTATTGCTATGCAGTAAATGTACCAGGTGACAGGGAAATTGTAACCCACAGCTTTGTCAGAGTGGGCGTGTGGGTGGATTTCTAACCGGCAGAAGGAGACAGTCCTTTGCGACAAGTTAACCGCTGGTTCAAAGATCACTACGGAGTGCCCGTCAGAGTCATTCGTTGGGAGCCGGAAACACAACGTGTTATCTACCTCCGCGAAGGCTATGAGCATGAGTGCTTCAGCCCGCTCGAACAGTTTCGTCGTAAATTCAGGGAAATAGAGGTCGGTCATGAGCACTAAATTAACCGGCTATGTATGGGATGGTTGCGCTGCATCAGGCATGAAATTATCCAGCGTGGCAATTATGGCCCGCCTGGCTGATTTCAGTAATGACGAAGGTGTGTGCTGGCCATCAATTGAAACCATTGCCCGCCAGATTGGCGCGGGAATGAGTACCGTCAGAACGGCTATCGCACGGCTGGAAGCAGAAGGCTGGTTAACGCGTAAGGCGCGTCGCCAGGGTAACCGCAATGCGTCGAATGTTTATCAGCTTAACGTTGCGAAGCTTCAGGCAGCGGCATTTTCTCAACTGTCAGATTCTGACCCGTCAAAATCTGACGCATCAAAATCTGACCCGTCAAAATTTGATGCGTCGAAATCTGGCAAAAAAGCGGGTTTTCACCCGTCAGAATCTGGCGGGGATCCGTCAGTAAAATCAAAACATGATCCGTCAGATAAAAAAACTTCTCGTCCGGACGCTTCGCAACCGGACACGCAGACGGCTGAACAGGAGTTTTTAACTCGCGATCCTGATGCGGTTGTATTCAGCCCTAAAAAGCGCCAGTGGGGAACGCAGGATGATTTGACCTGCGCACAGTGGCTCTGGAAAAAAATCATCGCCCTGTACGAGCAGGCCGCCGAATGTGACGGCGAGGTGGTTCGTCCCAAAGAACCGAACTGGACAGCCTGGGCAAACGAAATTCGCCTGATGTGTGTGCAGGATGGTCGTACTCATAAACAAATCTGCGAGATGTACAGCCGCGTCAGTCGCGATCCGTTCTGGTGCCGTAACGTGCTCAGCCCGTCGAAGCTGCGGGAAAAATGGGATGAGCTTTCCCTGCGCTTATCGCCGTCCGTCAGCACGTACACCGAAAAACGCGAAGACCCGTACTTCAAAGCCAGTTACGACAACGTGGACTACAGCCAGATCCCGGCAGGATTCAGGGGGTGAGCATGAGTCTTTTGAATGACGTTCAGAAATTCATTGAAGCCCATCCGGGCTGTACTTCCGGAGATATTGCGGATGCTTTTGCCGGTTACTCACGGCAGCGCGTTCTGCAGTCAGCAAGCAAGTTACGTCAGAGTGGGCGTGTGGCTCACCGTTGTGAAGGAGATACACGCAGACATTTCCCGCGCCTGACTGAGAGAGCGCAGGAACCGGAACCACAACCAGTTCGTGAAACCAGACCTGTGCGCAATTTCTATGTCGGCACTAACGATCCCCGTGTGATTTTGTGCCTGACCCGCCAGGCGGAAGAACTGGAGTCCAGAGGCTTATACCGTCGTGCTGCAACCGTGTGGATGGCGGCATTCCGTGAAAGCCACTCCCAGCCAGAACGAAACAATTTTCTGGCGCGTCGTGAGCGGTGCTTACGGAAAAGCAGCAAGCGCGCTGCATCGGGTGAAGAGTGGTATCTGTCAGGGAATTACGTGGGGGCTTAATGAGTAATAAATATTGCCAGGCGCTGGTGGAACTGCGGAACAAACCAGCCCATGAACTGAAGGAAGTGGGCGATCAGTGGCGCACGCCGGACAACATTTTCTGGGGAATTAACACCCTGTTTGGCCCGTTTGTTCTGGATCTGTTCACTGACGGTGATAACGCCAAATGTGCCGCGTATTACACGGCGGAAGACAACGCGCTGGCGCATGACTGGTCAGAACGTCTTGCGGAGCTTAAAGGTGCTGCCTTTGGTAATCCCCCATACAGCCGCGCCAGTCAGCATGAGGGGCAATACATCACCGGCATGCGTTACATCATGAAACATGCCAGTGCCATGCGTGATAAGGGCGGGCGCTATGTTTTCCTGATCAAAGCTGCCACCAGCGAAGTGTGGTGGCCGGAAGATGCAGATCATATTGCTTTTATTCGCGGGCGTATTGGTTTTGAACTGCCTGTCTGGTTTATCCCGAAAGACGAGAAGCAGGTACCGACAGGAGCTTTTTTCGCTGGTGCTATTGCTGTTTTTGACAAGACCTGGAAGGGACCGGCAATCAGCTACATCGGGCGCGATGAACTTGAGGCATGTGGTGAGGCGTTTCTGGCGCAGGTTCGCCAGCAGGCGGAAAAACTGGTCAGGGAGATGGCGGCATGACGACGTTAACTCAATGCCAGCAGCAGGTGCTGGATATGCTGATTTCTTATCAGAAAGAACGTGGCTTCCCGCCAACCAATCAGGAGGTGGCAACCATGCTGGGATACCGTTCGGTGAATGCAGCGGTGGAGCATCTTCGCGCACTGGAGAAAAAAGGCGTCATCACGATAAAGCGTGGCGTGGCCCGGGGGATCACGCTTCATACCGCAGTGAAGGACGACGACAGCGAAGCGGTCGGGATCATCCGCGCACTGCTTGCCGGTGAGGAAAACGCAAGGCTGCGTGCAACCCACTGGTTACATGAGAGAGGCCTGAAAGTATGAAGCTGATCCTGCCTTTCCCGCCCAGCGTGAACACCTACTGGCGACACCCCAACAAAGGGGCATTTGCTGGTAAGAGCCTGATAAGCGAGGCGGGGCGAAAATTTCAGAGCGCGGCGTGCGCAGCAATAGTTGAGCAGTTACGTCGTCTGCCAAAACCAACGTCGGCACCTGCTTCAGTGGAGATCGTGTTGTTTCCGCCGGATAACCGGATCCGCGATCTGGACAACTATAACAAGGCGCTGTTTGACGCCCTGACCCACGCGGGTGTGTGGGAAGACGACAGACAGGTGAAAAGAATGCTGGTGGAGTGGGGACCGGTTATCCCGAAAGGGAAGGTCGAGATCACTATCAGTAAGTATGAGAAAACGGCGGGTGCAGCCGCCTGATTAAGAGGAGAAACGAAGTATGAATAATCTGATGGTTATTGATGGTATTGAAGTTCGTCGTGATGCTTATGGGCGTTACAGCCTGAACGATCTGCACAGGGCAGCCGGGGGAGAACAAAAAAACCGCCCGAAATACTGGCTCTCCAATAAGCAAACCTGTGAATTGATTGAACAACTTTTCACCGAGGGTGGAATTCCGCCTCTGGAACAAAATCAACCAGTTAGCGTCATTAATGGCGGAAATAACCAGGGGACGTATGTCTGCAAAGAACTGGTGTATGCCTATGCAATGTGGATCAGCCCGTCATTCCATCTGAAGGTGATCCGTACTTTCGATATGGTAACCAGCGCACCGGAAAAATTATCCGGGCAGGCTGCTGACAAGATGCAGGCTGGAGTGATTCTGCTGGACTTTATGCGCAGGGAGTTAAACCTGTCTAACTCTTCAGTGCTTGGTGCCTGTCAGAAACTCCAGGAGGCTGTTGGCTTACCGAATCTGGCACCGCGCTATGCCATTGATGCTCCTGCTGATGCACTCGATGGCTCAAGCCGCCCTACGCTATCATTGAGTGCACTGCTGAAGCAGTATGGTATCCGCCTTACGGCTAATCA